CTTTACAGCAGAGGTAACTTTCAAGTATACTATCTACAATATCCTTGACATGACAGACAAAAAATTATGAATTTTAATCTTGAATCCATTCAAGAGATGTGGGAAAAAGATTCAAAAATTGATCCAGATAATTTACTCGAAGAATCTTTGAACATTCCATCTCTTCATGCAAAATATCATGAACTTTATAATACAATCACTCTTCTATACAAGAAAGCAGAGCAACAGAAAAGAAATATAAGACATCAAAAATATGAATACTTTTCTGGAAAAGCAGATCCAGAGGTATATTTGGAGAACCCATTCCCTAAAAAAATTAGAGATAAGGATACCATGCAAAAATATATGGATGCAGACGAAAAAGTTTCTGAAGTTTCACTCAAGGTTGAATATTACATTGTAATGTTGAACTACATTGAGAGTATTCTGAAGCAATTGGCTAATCGAACTTATCAGATTAAGAATGCTATCGAGTGGCATCGTTTCCAAGCAGGATTTGGATAATGGACGAATATTCTTTAGAGGGAAATAACGAAGAAGATATTCCCTATATTCAAATGGAATTAGACATTCGAGATGTCTATCAAGTATATCAATCACTGTCTTTTCACTTGGAAAGATGGCCTGGAAATGAAACAGATCCATATGAACAAGAAAGAATAAAACAGATGAGAGACTTCTTTTATCGAATGGTATTAGAGTTTAAATTCAGTGTTGACAGTAGCGGAGAGCGTGAATAAATACTGGTAAAGTATGAAGTTTAATGATTAGTTCATCTGATCTTATCATAAAAAAGTCGAACGAAGTTTTCTTAAAAATTGAGACTCAACCACATATCGAGTACGAGTTAAGAGATCACTTCACATTTGAAGTTCCAAATATGAAATTTATGCCCCAGTATCGGGGTAGACATTGGGACGGAAAAATACACTTGTTTGATATTCGATCGAAACAGATATATGTTGGATTATTAGACAAGATTGTAAGCTTTTGTAAGAATTACGGATACACCTACGAGTTTGAAGATAATAAGTTTTACGGCCTACCATTTGAAGTAAATGAAATGGTCTCTGAGGAAGGTGTCAGAGACTACATGAACTCTATTTGCAGGTATGAACCTAGGAAGTACCAAGTAGAAGGCGTCTACGACGCTCTGAGGTGCAATAGGAGACTCTTACTGTCTCCCACAGCATCTGGAAAATCTTTAATGATATATTCTTTGGTGCGTTACTACGCAGAGAGAAACCACAATATCATCCTAATTGTCCCAACTACATCTCTTGTAGAGCAGATGTACAAAGACTTTGAGGATTATGGGTGGGATGTAGAAAACCAATGCCATAAAATATATTCTGGAAAGGATAAGCATACAAATAAATGCGTAACCATAACAACATGGCAGTCAGTTCATAAGTTAGATAGAAGTTTCTTTGAGAACTATGGTGTTGTGATTGGAGATGAGGCTCACCAATTCAAGAGCAAGTCTTTGATTTCGATCATGACTAAACTTCATCATGCCAAACATAGATTTGGATTTACAGGAACACTGGACGGAACTCAAACTCATAAATGGGTTCTTGAGGGACTCTTTGGCCCAACTTACAAGGTTACAAGAACCAAAGAACTGATGGAAAAGGGGCACCTTTCCAAACTGGATATCATGTGTCTGGTTCTGAAGCATAAACCACAAAAGTTTGAAACATATGAAGATGAAATACAATATTTGATTACAAACGAGAAGAGAAATAAATTTATTACCAATCTTGCACTAGATCTCAAAGGAAATACTTTGATTCTTTACAGCAGGGTGGAAAGCCACGGTAAACCATTATTTGATAAAATAAATAGTTTGACAGGTGATGACAGAAAAGTCTTCTTTGTTCATGGCGGAGTAAATGCTGACGAGCGTGAACTAGTAAGAGAAATCACTGAAAAAGAAAATAATGCAATCATTGTAGCATCATACGGGACATTTAGTACTGGTATTAATATCAAAAACCTTCACAATGTAATATTTGGATCACCATCTAAATCTAGAATCAGAAATCTGCAAAGCATAGGTAGAGTTCTTAGAAAATCTGCACAGAAGAACAAAGCTAATCTTTATGATATTTCTGATGATTGTACATACAATTCAAGAAAAAATTATACACTAAATCATCTTATAGAAAGAATCAAAGTCTATAACGAAGAACAGTTTAATTATGAAGTAGTCACTATCAAAGTATAAACTTATGGAAGAAGATTTCTATGCAACAATAAAATTTAATTCTGGAGAAGAAGTCTTCTCAAGAGTATGTCCTTGTATTGAAGAGGACAGAACACTACTCTTATTGTCTCTTCCTGTAACTGTAGAAGAAGTTGTAGTTAGAAACAATGTTTACGGATATAAATTAGAACCATGGCTCAAGACATCAACTGAAGATATGTTGGTAGTTGATATGAAAAATGTCTTAACGATGACTGAAAACAACGATGTTCAGATCATCTCAATCTATGAAAAATTCTTAAACGAAGTCTCTGGAAAGAAAACAAGCAAGGTCAAACCAAGTAAAGAGATGGGATATTTGTCTTCTGTTTCTGATGCCAAAAAGCTCTTAGAAAAACTCTATAACCAAAAGAGCTCTTAAGCTATCTTCTCCAAACTCCACAGAGTTATTATAGTGATAAGATCCAATGTTGTCAATACTTGATTTCTTGTGATAAAATAAACACAACAATAGAATAATCTCATGCCAAAAAGAAAAAGATCAGAACATTATGTAAACAACAAGGAATTCTTAGCTGCTATCGTTGCGTATCGGGAAAGTGTTCAACTTGCTGACATTCAAGGAAAGCCAAGACCAAGGATTACGAATTACCTTGGAGAATGTTTCTTGAAGATTGCAACTCATCTATCATTTAAACCGAACTTTGTCAATTACATGTTCAAGGATGATATGATTTCTGATGGTATTGAAAATTGTGTTCAGTACATCAATAATTTCAATCCAGAGAAGTCTCAGAATCCTTTTGCATACTTTACTCAAATCATCCATTACGCCTTTCTGAGACGCATTCAGAAGGAGAAGAAGCAACTGGATATTAAGAATCGAATTCTTGAAAAGACTGGATATGAAGAGGTCTTTGTAGACAACAATACAGTTGACAACTCAAATTACTCAGATTATAATTCTATTAAGGATTCTGTCTACTCCAAACTTCGGTCTCAATGAAAGTCGCTAGTATAACTGATCAGCATTTTGGATGTAGAAAGAACTCCACACTGTTCCACAATTACTTCTTAGACTTTTACAACAATGTTTTCTTCCCAACTTTGGAGAAAGAAAATATCACAACTGTAATTGACATGGGAGATACTTTTGACAGTAGAAAAGGTATTGATTTCTCGGCCTTATCTTGGGCGAAGAATAATTACTATGATCGCTTGAGAGATCTGGGTTGTAGAGTCATTACAGTTGTTGGAAATCATACGGCATATTATAAAAACACAAATGATGTTAATGCTGTAGATCTCCTTCTGAGAGAATATGATAATGTTGAAGTTATATCAAACCCAGAAGAGATACTTGTAGGTAATCTGAACATACTATTCCTTCCCTGGATTAATCAAGAGAATGAAGAGAAAACCCTGAAGAAGATTCAAACTACTAAAAGTAAGTATGTCATGGGTCATCTTGAATTAAGAGGATTCCGAGTCAATAAACATGTTTGTATGGAACACGGCCATGCAAGTGATGTATTCAGTAAATTTACTAGAGTTTATTCTGGACATTATCATACTCGTTCCGATGATGGTAAAATTTTCTACCTAGGTAATCCATATGAGATGTATTGGACAGATGTAAATGATACTCGTGGATTTCATATCTTTGATACTGAAACAAAAGAGCATACGCCTGTAGATAATCCCTATAGAATGTTCTACAACATTTACTATGAGGATACCAATTACAAACTCTTTGATACCAGTCAGTATGAGAATAAGATCGTAAAAGTTATTGTAAGAAAAAAGACTAGTGTAAAAGATTTTGAAAAGTTCATTGACAAGCTTTACAGTAGCAATGTTGCAGAGTTAAAGATTGTTGAAAACTTCCAAGTAGACTTTGATGAAAAGTGTGAAGACTTTGAGTCCGAAGACACTATTACAATGTTGAATAGATATATTAATGAATTTGAATCAGATCTTAACAAATCTGAAATCTATGAAATAGTTTCATCAACCTATAAAGAAGCCTGCGAACTTGTCTAAGATGTATATTCTCGTAACCAGCACTGATGAAG